TCGATATGCTCCGGGCGCATGAAAAGCAGGAGGTGCCAGTGCGGGGTCTCATCGTGGTGAGGCTCAACAACGCGGAAACCAAACACGCGAATACCGTTGCGCAACCAGGCCGCACGCGTGCGCGCCCATACTTTGCAAAGATATTTCTGTGTTTCACGCGGTGAGGCACCACTGTATTTGTTGTTCCGGCGCCCGTCGTACTGCATTGAGTGATATCTGGATGGAGCGGTAAGTGTGAAGAACGCCCCAGCCAGCCCAGCCTCATTCGCTAAATCTTCGAAACCACGCATGCGCGCCATCAGTTCACGGCGTCGGTTGGCTGGGTTGGCAACGCTGCCGGCCACTTTATCAATCAGCGATACACGTTCTCCGGTGTCCTCATCTTCCAGCTCCATCGCTTTCAGAAATTCACGGTTGGCTTTCTTTTGCGCGGTCCATTCCTGTAAACATGGGTCACTGCAGTAAGGTGAGGATTTTTTGTGTACATACCCGGCCGCAACCATCAGATGCTCACGCCAGCGAGCATGCATACGGCGCAGACGGTTAAGCCACCACTGCGGAGACTGTAAGCGGGCCACTGCTTTCAGGGCGTCTTCCGCTTCCAGCTCTTCTTCGCAGTATGCTTTCCAGCAAGGGACCGGTGTTTTAAGGTGATTAGCAAGAAAACCCATCCGGCCATAACCAGAAAGGGTGGAGAAGTGGGGATCGGACGTGCGGGCCATCTGAAAATCAAACTCGCGGTTAAACTCGCTACCCAACAGATCAGCAAGGTTATGCGCCAGCCGTTTCAGCTCTTTTTTTCCAGCCCAAAGCAGACGCCAGAACTGTTCGCGCAGAGGCAATAAAGCCGCAGGCATAACCCCCTGCGGCAGATACTGCTCATTAACCTGGTCTATACGACTCAGCACGAATCGCTCAAAGGTATTGATCAGCCATGCATCTGCTGCTTTTTTCCCTTTGCGGTCCACCTGCTCAAGTTTTTGAGCATACATACGACGGACAAAATGAGGCAGCGAAGCCAGGCGACGACGAACCGCCCGGCTCCGGTCTGGTGCCTCATTCGTTTCTGCCAGCTCTGCAATCGTCAAAAGCTTGCGATGGCCGTCCGGCGTCAGATACATGATGCCGCGCGCGCTATCGGTATGCTCATAACCTCCGATAGCTGGACGCGGAGCATTCCATGAGTAAGGGAATTCAGTGTCAGACATCCTGACACCCCATCATGTAAGCCTTAATAAAGGCAGTAGCTGCCTCAGCGTTTATGGCATTGCCATAGCCTTTGATTCTGCCGACACGGTTGCTGCTTGCCACTCTCGCCACCCCGGACTCGACTCGTCCCACGCGCGCGGCAGCCCCATCAACCAGCGGGAATGAGCCGGGTTCAACTGGACGCCATTTGCCATCTCGACATAAGAGCCAATCCGCATCTCGCCAGAAACCGTTAACCTCAAGGGGCCGCATATCCCCGCAAAATCTTGAAGGCGCTGCTGAGTCTTGCTCCCGTCCTGGCGATACATGTTCATTGCTGAACTGGTTGATGGAGAGCGTGTGTTGCTGGTTGTTGGCGTCGGCCATCCCGAGAGTTTCACTTGCTGCGTTAGGCTGCTTCCGCTCATTCCCGGCGTGATTCCCGTCCCGCCGCGAGTTCCATCTGAATGACTCGGAGTTGTCCATGCTGCCAGCACCGCAAAATCCTGAAGATTTGGCTGCCGACCGGCTTCCTTTCTCGCCATTACCTTTATCCAGTCCTGGTAGCAATTTTTGACATTGCTCGCCAGAGGACTCGGCCACCCAGTAAGCACGCTCTCTGATGTGCGGCGCGCCGACGCTCGCTGACGTGAACGGCGTAAGCCCGAAGGCGTAGCCCATTCCTTCCAGGTCTGATTGAACAAGGTCGAACCAACCATTTGCGTTACCAGCTGCAACCTGTTCGCCAAAGACATGCTTAGGTTTGCACTCGCTGATGAGGTGGAAGAAGTGGGGCCAAAGGTGCCGCTCGTCAGCAAACCCATTGCCTTTGCCTGCCGCGCTGAAAGGTTGGCACGGGCAGGAACCTGTCCAGACTGGCTTGTCGTCAGGCCAATTGGCGAGGCGCAGGGAATGAGACCAGACACCGATCCCTGCGAAGAAGTGGCACTGCGTGAAATCTCGCAGTTCGTCAGGTGTGACATCTTCAATACTCCTTTCATCAACTTCGCCAGGTGCGATATGACCGCCAGCGATCAGGTTACGCAGCCACTGCGCTGCAAATGGGTCGATTTCGTTGTAATAAGCCCACGCCCTCACGCCTGCACCTCATACTTCACGCTGCAGTCAGGACCGGATGCAGGATCAAATCCAAGCCAATGACAAGATTTTGAAGTAGCGATGATTTCCACTGCGGACTTACCATCACCGGCCGCAACACCCATACTGCGATTTGCTGTAAGGCGGTGATGGGTGAAATTCCGATAAAGGGAGCGAGTAAGTGAGGTATCACTGTTTGAAACAATGACCGGATAGCCCTCTAACGAGTGGCGCTCAAGGATAGATGCCAGACGATACTGATCATCCTCTGTAAAACCGGCAGTGTGGTAATTACTAAAAGTCCCGTCATAAGGAGGGTCGCAATAAATCACATCGCCCGGCTGCAACAAAGCCAACGTTTCTTCGTAGTTAGCGCAAACAAAGGTGGCTCGCTTCGCTTTCTCAGCAAATGCGCGGATTTCACTCTCAGGGAAATACGGCTTTTTATAATTACCGAAAGGGACATTGAATACACCGCTTAGGTTGTAGCGGCATAATCCACGATAACAATGACGGTTTAGATAAAGAAAATAAACGGCACGGTGCAGTCGGTCTAATTGCGGATCGTGGTTAAAAGCTTCACGCACACGATAATAATTTTCAGCGACAATAAAACTTTCAAAAACCGCCTTAGCAAGATTAATAAAGTTTTCTGTATCTTCTGCAATAGTACGATACAGATTGATTAAATCTGGATTGATATCTGCGACAAGATAATGAGGATAGTCTGTTGCCATCATCACTGCGCAGGAACCCGCGAAAGGTTCAACCAGACGCGGGCCAGCGGGAAGGTGTTTTTTCAGTTCTGCCATAATGGCGGTTTTGTTTCCCGCCCATTTCAGAATAGTGCTCATACAACGCCTCCGTTGTAGTGCTTGCATTTAAGCTCAATGATTTCCTGACAGGTAACGCAACACTGCACACCGGGAATAGCGCGGCGGCGAGCTGGCGGGATCGGAGCATCACACTCCGCACAGAGAACACGGGAAACGCCCGGCACTCTGGCACGGGCATTGTTGATATGGCGCTCACGATCTTCCTGTTCGCGCAGCTGGGCGAGGTCCATCGAATCAGCCATTAGTGCAGCTCCTGCGCTTCGTTCTGGATGCGTACCGCTTCAACGCGAAGCAATTCGGCCGCCTCGACATAGCTCAACTGACGGGAAACGATAAGCGCGGCCAGACTATCCAGACGTGCCGCCATTGCATCAGCGCGGCAACGGCGCTCATCCAGGCGCGTTTCATTTAACAAAACGAAAAGGCCAGCATCGTCTGGACCAATTTTTGTTGAGCGGGTTTTCAAATTTTTCATATTCATTTCCTCAGAATTCAGGCAAAAAAATGCCCGGCGGGTTTACGCCAAAAAAACGGGTTATTTGCTCGGGTATAGCCCGCGCAACGCGGGCTGTAAGAATCAGGCTTTCTTAAACATTGGGAGCGCTACTGCAATAATCCCCGCTACCAAAACACCATCAGCCAACATCGACATAAGACGGCCCGTGAAATCTACTGCAACAACCAGGAACAGCAGCACACAGATAATGAGACAACGCAGCTTTCCCATTACAGGTACTGGTCCAGTGGCAACTGGAGAGCCTGCGCAATTTTCTTAAGCTGCGCTTCTTCCTCGCTGCCGATACCGTCCTGGTCAGCAATATCAAGACACAGGCACAACACGTTCACCGCGTCGTCAGTTCCCGCAACATCCGCCAGTTCACGCAGAGCCTGAGCATTAGCGCTACGCGGTGATGCTTCATAACGGGCGCGGATATTACTGCTCATCTGCGCAATTTCACCGGCAAAAGGCGCAAAGGCTGGCAGAGCTGAAATTGTTTTTTCCAGCACGCCGATTTCTTTCGCATCACAGGTTCCGTCAGCGTACGCAATGGAATAGGCGCCCCAAACAGTGGCCTCTACCGCGTCGCGGTTTTCCATTTTTTTAACTTCTACAACGGCTTTACGAGCTTTCTTTTTAAAGATTCCAAACATTGTTATTTCCTCATTTTTAGTTGACTGTCTTCACAATGCCCACGTTATGAGCATTAGGCAGGCGTCAAATTAGATATAACCGGCAACCGGAACAGGCTTACTTTTAATTTGGTTGATAATTTCAGCCTGCAAACCTTCTTTAAATTCTTTGCAGCATTCCCATTCAGGATCGACACGCAAAACAGCACCGTCACGGGTTTTAATTTCAAAACCTTCCGCCATATTTGGGATGATCACGCCCAGAATAATTCTCAGCTCATTACGAGACATGTTTCACTCCTTTAATAATCAAACGAGCAATGCGAATAATTAAAAAAGCTGACGGCTTAGCCGCTTTTGTTTTCAGCCCGTTTAATAATTCGGACTGATCGCGGCATGGGTGCCAGCGCTTGCCGTTATCTCCTACAATCCAGCCGTGGCCGTAGTGCATTGCCGGACTTTGATTTTTCAGGAGCGAGGCAAAAGAAGGTTCATTTTTCAGCATGACCACCTCACATAAACCCGAAAGTCGCACTGATACCTGTAACCGTATCAATAGTGCTAGCCATAGCTGGGTTAGCCTGCAGACGTGCCTGCATGGATATCGCAGCCAACGCCATAAGGCGGGTAACAGAATTGATGCTGCTGATCACATCGCGGCGCCCAGCTGTTGTCCCGACTTCACCCGACACAGCACCGGCAGCCACACGACCAATTTCAGCTGTCGCGCTCATGACGTAATGCGGGAGTTTTTCTTTTGCCACTTCGTTCGTAGGTACGCACGGCAGGCAATGAATTTGAGCAAGGAAACCATCAACCAGCGTGGAGTCCTCAGTGATATCCGTCAGCAGCCAGATTTCCGGCGGCGTGAGCTGATGGGGCTGCTCAGGGTTAAGCTTGTTGCGCAGCGTCTGGACCTTCATTCCTGTCTGGTCTGCAAGCTTCGCCATGTTGTGGCGCAGTGCGAAAACGCGGCAGGCTTCATCAAAGTGAGGATGTTTGGAAACGCGATAATCAAACATGTTGTAAGTCCTTTTTTATCCCAAAATGGAACTATCAGGCTTGCATTGTGACTTCGCAGCCCTGAGCCGCTTCCATCGTCAAAGCAAACATGTTTATTTCGATAAGGCTGTTAACTCCGGCCTTCTTCCTGATAGGAAGTCGGTTTTCACGGATCATTTGGCGGGCATAGCTTGGCTTGTAACCTGTACGGCGGCAGAACTCATCGAGCGTGATGAATGGCTCAGATATCACAAGGTTGATGCTTGGCCGCATTGAAAGTTGTCGACTCATGATGCACTATTCCTCAGTTTGAGCGCTGAACTCACTATTCAGCACTGTTTAACGCTATTCAATACTTCTTGAATCGAGATGTTAGGATCACAAAACCATTATGTCAACAAACAACTTCGCAAAACAGGATGATTTAAACCTGATTCGAGATTGCATCGCACAGAATCGCGGTGGGAAAGAGGTCATCGCCCGCATACTTGAGGCGTATGGATTTACCACTCGAATCACTCTCTGCAGGCAGCTCGGCGTGTCTCAAAGCACAATGGCTAACAGGTATGCGCGTGATACCTTCCCTGCGGATTGGGTAATCGTCTGTCATCTTGAAACGGGAGCTTCGTTAATCTGGCTTAGCACCGGTTCTGGAAGCAAATTTGTAGATAACAGAGATGACCGCTCCATCCATCTGAAACGCATCGACATCACAAATGGGAACTTAACAACCCAGAATGACGTGATAGTTGACGTTTCAACCATTCCTAAGGGATTGAAATCACCTTTCATTTTGACGTCTGACAAAATTAGCTATATGGCTGATAGCTATGACGGCGAGTTAGTAGATGGTTTCTGGTTTATCGAGATCGATGGCATTGCCAGTGTCCGTGAGGTGTACCGCTTTCCAGCTGGACGTGTACGTATAGAGAATGGAAAGGCATCTTTTGAATGTGCCGTAACAGACGTTAAAGTATTGGGGAAAATCATCAGTAAAACTGAATTCATGGATTAATAGATGCTTTTAGCAATGGAAGTAATCCTAATGATTATCTGCGGCGTTGTCGTAGGAATGAATTTGGGAAATAAAAAAAAGACAAACAGCACTTTAATTAATTGCATGATTGTTGCTGTATTTTTTATCGGCCTTTATTTTATATTCAGGTCTTTACATATCATTGCCGCTCATATTTTTACCGGGTTTGCTTTATTCGGAACTATGGGAATACTTTTTGATAACAAGACCAAACCTTCCAATGCAGCGCCTGAGCAGTCAGCGATAGACCAACCAATACAAATTCCTGCATCGTTGAATTCGTCTAACTATCAACTTATTTCTTTTAGTTACCTCAATGCCTGTAACGAAAAAAGCTTCAGAGAAGTCGATGTGAAAGAAGTAGATGAAGTGCATATTACTGGTTATTGCCATTTACGCAGACAGTTGCGCACATTTCGTATTGATAGGATTGAGGGTCAAGAAATTGTTCTCCGCGACTCTGGCGAAGTCATCAACGTATACGACTGGATTACGCTGCTTTATCCACTTCCAGAGGTGTAACGATGGCAGTAAGCAAATTAAGTAACGGTAAGTGGCAAGCGCAAGTCTTCCCAAACGGCCGCGAAGGGAAACGCATCCGGCGCCAGTTCGCCACAAAGGGGGAAGCCCTGGCGTTCGAGCGCCATGTTAAGGAACAAGCCCAGGACAAGCCGTGGCTTGGTGAAAAAACTGACAAACGCCGTGTTAGGGATTTGGTTACAGCCTGGTATAACGCCCATGGTGTGACGCTTGCTGATGGTGAAAAGCGCAAAGGTGCAATGGAGTTTGCCTGTCTCGCTATGGGTGATCCCCTTGCAACTGAGTTCAACGCTAAACTGTTCTCAACGTATAGAGAACAGCGGTTAAGCGGAAAAATAACCCGCTCTGATCGCGTTAAGGCCGTGACTCCTCGTACGGTAAACCTCGAACTGGCTTACTTTCGGGCTATGTTCAATGAACTGAAAAGACTTGATGACTGGACAGCGCCAAACCCTCTCGAAAACGTCAGAGAGTTTAAGATCGCAGAAGTCGAACTGGCCTGGCTGACGGTTGAGGAAGCGACGCGCTTGCTTGAAGAATGCGAGAAAAGCAAAGCTGGGGATTTAACCACAATTGTTAAAATCTGCCTTGCGACCGGCGCAAGATGGGGAGAGGCGGAAGGATTAACGGGTAAACAGATAAGCCCCGGCAAAATCACTTTTATCAAAACGAAAGGTAAAAAAAACCGCGCAGTTCCAATCAGTGATGAACTGTACGAGTTACTACCCAAAAACCGAACCTCCAAACCACTCTTTACCGGATGTTATTCAGCATTCAGGAGCGCAATTAAGCGCGCTGGGATAGAGCTGCCAGACGGTCAGCTTTCACATGTTCTACGACATACTTTTGCAAGCCATTTCATGATGGGCGGCGGCAATATTCTGGTCTTACAACGCATCCTTGGACATACAGATATTAAAGTCACAATGCGTTATGCTCACTTTGCACCTGACCACCTTACAGAAGCGGTTCAACTCAACCCTTTAAACCTGATAGGTGGCAGCAAAATGGCAGCACAGCGCACCACTATGCAATACTTTTCGACAATATACGAAATTCTATGCGCTTGATTTCACAGTAAATAATTGTTTTTATTGAAATATAGTTCGGACTCATAATCGCTTGGTCGCTGGTTCAAGTCCAGCAGGGGCCACCAAATTTTAGTTTTAG